AAATATAAACTTGAACGTATTAGATATTATAACAATATTGCTGCTAAAGGTAATAATATTAAATATCTTAGAGGTTGGATTAATCGTGTTCTTAATGATTAAAATACTATGATTGAATTACGTAATAATGGACATATAAGAGTAGTTGTAGAAGAGTATATTGATTATCTTGAAGATGGCAATTATCATTATAAAGTTGTTAGACTTCAAGTTCGTGCTTCTTTTCTTGGTTTTAAATATTGGGTTAATATTTATACTTACTCTACTGATGATTTAAGTGATGATTATCTTGAACGTGAAGTTATAGATATTTATAATAAGATTGTTTATCCTAATAAATACTTTGTGACAAATGCCGACAATACTTAATGTTCCTGCTGTTAGAGTGGCAAAGATAAGTATCTATGACGAAAACGATAAAGTTGTTTATAAAAGTGTTTATGAAGCTGCTGTTGTTAATAATATAAAGAAACAAGCTATTAGTCGTTGTTGCAAGAATAATGCTAAAGCTGGTAAACTTCGTTATAGATTACAAGATTATTATTTTGTTTATGTCGATAAATAATTATATATTATGGCTGATTTTCGTTTAGCTTATAAAAAGATTGAAATTGCTGAGGGTGGTTATGTTAATGACCCCGACGATAAAGGCGGCGAAACTTATAAAGGTATTTCTCGTAAAGCTAATCCTGATTGGAATGGTTGGATAAGTATTGACCAAATTAAAAAGGCTCATCCTACTACATTTAAAAATATTCTTAAAAGAACTCCCGAATTAGAAAAGAAAGTTCAAGACTTATATAAAGATAAATATTGGGATTGTTTTGAACTTGATGATATTCCTAATCAATTAGTTGCTGAACAAATATTTGATACTGCTGTTAATTGCGGACAAATTGCTGCTATTAAATTTATTCAAAGAGTTCTTGATTTAAGAGAAACTGGAGTTTGGTCTTTAGATTTGCTTTATAAACTTGTTGCAATTAAAAATTAATTAAAATAACAGAATCATGAAGAAGTTACTAATAGTCGTATTAATTATAGCGTTAATTAATTTATTTATAACAATAATAATTTTAAATAAGTCGGAGTATAGAAGAAATACGAATCTAACAAATGTGTTCCCCGATACAACTGTTACTAATATTCGGATTGATTCTGTTACTTATGATATAAAACGAATTGATAGTACAATTATTAAGTATAATGAATATGAAAAAGACATTGAAAATAAAGTTCTTAGTCTTGACGATAGTGCTACTGTTATCTTGTTCTATGAACTTATTCGCAGTTCCTCTACGGGGGGTCGGAGATAGTATTAGAGTTGCTATTGATGATTTAAGAACGGCTAATGTTCTTATTGCTAAATCTTATACTAAAGATACAATTATTCAACTTAAAGATAGTCTTATTGAAAAACAAAATATAAAGATTAATTATTTAAGTAATAGTTATGAAGAAATGAAACGTTATGCTTCTGCTTCTGAACTTGCAAGAAACAGATTAGAAGATAATCTTAATAAGTCTAAGAAAAAGACTAAGATTATTACTGGTGTAGCTGGTGCTTTCGCATCGGCTTTTCTTGTATTATTACTTGTCAAATGAAATAATAATTATGGAAGAAAGGTATCCTTTTGCTGAATTTCTTGTCGAAGATAAAACTCGTTATCCTCTTGCTTCTGAAAAGGGATATTATGACCCTTATAATCATTTTAGAATTGGTGATAGTGGCGGCTTTATAATGAACATTCGTCCTGGTAAATTTATTAATACTTATTTATTTACTGAGATGGCTGATTATTTTGAAGCTAATGATAATAAATATACTAATTTTAAAGAAGATAGTTTGCCTTATCGTCAACTTCGTAAGCGTGAAGCTATGCGTAGACGAGATGGTTATTCTGCTCCTTGTTGGCAAAATCCTGATGGTAGTATTGAGAATGTTCATATTAGTGGAGACTATTATAATTTTCTTAATTATACTCGAATGGAACGTACTGATGACGATAGTGTTAAAAGTACAGGAATTAGTTCTACTGGTGAAAAAGTTTTTGCTTTTCCTAAATTTATTGATGCTCAATATTGGACACATAATATTTATGAATTTGCTAAGAATAACGGTTTCCATTTGATTATTGTTAAGACTCGTCGTGGTGGTTTTTCTTATATGAATGCTGCTCGTGCTGCTAATGCTGTAAATCTACGAAAACATAAAGTTTTTATTAATGTTGCTGCTGATAATAAATACTTAACTAAGAAAGGAGGTCTTACAGACTTTGCAGTTAATACTCTTCGATTCTATGAAGAAAAGACTATGTTTAAACGCGGTATTTATAGTAGTAACGTTGAAGACTTTCGTCTTGGATTTCGTCTTCCTAATGGAGTTGAATCCGAAGATAGTTGGCAAAGTTCTTTAATATCTGTATCAGCTAATAACAATCCCGACTGTGCTATTGGTAAAGATGCTATTGGTGTTAATGTAGAAGAGCTTTCTACAATGCAGAATTTTAACGAGTTTATGACTGTAACTGAACCTGCTATGACGGTCGGTGATATTACTACCGGTATGCTTGTTGCTTGGGGAACTGCTACTGCTACTAATATGCAAGTTTTTGAAGAAAACTTTTATTCTCCAGGTGAATTTAATTTTATGCCATTTGAAAACGTTTGGGATAAAGATGCTCGTAATGAAATTTGTGGTTTCTTTAAATCTTATGCTTGGGGACTTGAGGGTTCTATTGATGGAATTAAAGCTATTGATGAATACGGAAATAGTAATATAGATTTAGGTATTAAAATCGCTATGCGTTCTCGTGAAGCAATGAAAGAAAAAACTAAAACTTTTGCTAAGTTTATTAATTATTGCGGTCAACGTGCTTTGTTTCCTGCTGAAAGTTTTAGTAGTGCTACCGAAAATATTTTCGTCAGCGAAGCATTTATTGCTTATGAAAATAAACTTCGTGTTGATAGCGACTATCATTTTTATGTTGATGGAATGCTTTTTAAAGAGGGCAATACTGTTGTATTTAAATCTAACAAACGTATTAAGCAAGAAAATCCTAATGCTAAAGTTTATGATTGGATACAAGGAGTACCCCGTAAAGGAAATGAGCAACCTGATGGTTG